TTTGATGTAAATTGTGCTTTCAAGTTTGACGTACACGCGCAATCCGCCACCAGCTAAGGGACGCATAGATGTGATTTGCCCCATAAAGGGCTGCTCAAAATAGTAGCCAGTGACGTCTTTACCTACGCCATCTTGATACAAACTGTCAATATAAGATTTCATGTCATTCTCCGTTACTTACTCCTATTTTATACAGCAAAGCGCTTTGGTAGTCAAGAAAAAACCGAGCGCAAAGCCCGGCTTTCTTTTGTTATAATTCAGTAGGTTAATGGAGGCCTGAATAAATCTCCACAAGATCACGATCATTCATCGTTACTGCATGAGATCCGGCAAACAAATTATACCATTCTCGTGCTTTGCGAAGAGTTTCAGGATCTACGCGCTCCTTACAAGGAACAAGTCCTTTAGCAAAAAGTTCAAAAGCTGTATCTGCACTCATTTCTGTTTCTCCTGTTACGCGTTATTCTGCATGTGTTATATTTAGTATACAATACACTGTCGGACATAGGAGGTCAAGAAAAATTATTAAGCCAAAGCGCCACGCTTCCTGCTACTTTGCACATTACGATATTTTCATTGCTGAACAGCACAATTTTTTCTTGATTGATGAAAAATGGTGCATTTAGATGTTTGCTTAATGTGAGGATTTCACCAGTATAGAATGGGCGGTTGTGTTTAAATTCTTCACAGTCAAAATACTGTTTGAGTAAATGATAGCCTGCTGAGCGAAGTCGCAAGCTGTCTGAATGATAGAAGTAATCACTGCTCTTATAATTTCTAGCACCAAACGTTGCTTTGATTACAGGATCGTCACAGTTTTCAAGCTCGTTTCGGAGCCATTCCGTAATCTCTTCCGTCAGGATCTTCTTGGATTCGCTCGCCGTTGACAAGTTTAACTACCTTAAAATCTTCTGTTTTGAACTTAGTGTTCAAACGTTCGCATAAGTTAAATGCGTGACCAGGATTACTGAAACTGGTCTTCTTATATTTTGCGCCAGGTGAATCTACTAAGCCATTATAGCTCTTAAGGTTGATCGGCGCCTCTTTATGGAATACTGCATAAATGGCGTCAGCGTCAAGCACTTGCTCGATGCGAAAGTTTTTGTCTGTGTGCTCTAACAACACCTGGGGTTTTGGTCGCGCCATTTCGTTCTCCAATTAACTCTAGCTTTAACTATATTTAGCTAGAATGGAGAAAAATTACTTCCTGCGACCTGCTTGTCCAATCATATGTATTACAATTAGCGCAGCCATAAAAATGATCCAACCTATCATACCAATCATTAGAAATATACAATCCCAAATGCAAACATAGCCAAGCCTACATTCATTCCTACAATTTGTAAGAAAAATATCCATTTTTGTCGTTTAGTCATTGTTTCGTCCTTTGCGTTTGATAGCGATTTGCATGTCAGTTTCACTTTTGAATGGCCCTATATGTTCGTACTTGCGCAGTGTAGCAAGTTTAGGACAAAAGCTTTCCATCCAGCCGCCATTGTCAAAGTTGATGCCATAATAACCAGCAGCAAAGAAAACACTGCTGCCAACAGTTTTGGTAAAGCAAGGCAAGTTGTCTTTTTCTTGTGTGTTGAATGTCTCGATTTTGATAACAGGATAGCCAAAGACATGCATGTCGTGCCAGCTACTGAGTTCAGGTTTGCCTTCAAATTCAAATACTAGAGCAACATCACTGTCAGTCATATCAATCTTATCGCCATCCGTCTTTAACCACACAAAACAGGTGTGCTGCTTTGATAGTGTGCCTGTTTTCACAGCCTGATTGTTATATGTAATCCAAAACTTGTCTGGAATTACTTCAACTGCTTTCAGCTTTGTTGGCATAGCTAGCCCCTAAATAACGAGCATGGTCATCTGCCATGTCACTAACACGAACAAGGTTGTTCACGCCACAAAACCGCATCAAGTGTACACCAACCTGCCGTTTATGTTCTGCTTGCACTGCCTCAACAATAGCTTGATCAAGCACTGCTTTAATATTGTCCGGCTGTGCAGTAAGGTCAATCAAATGCTGATTGCGCTTGTAGTCATCACGTACAATATGCTCTTCGCCGTCATGGTCAACCCAACGCTGCAACATAAAGTTATTCCAGTTGAATCCTTTGCCGTTACGGTCTTCAAAAGCTTCCTGCATACCAATCTTGTTCTTAGTGCCTTTTTTGCGAGCACCAGGGTATGCGCTGAAGATGTTGTCGCTTGTGTCGCCACGTACACACTTTTCAAATAGCAACCACTCTGGATCACCAACTTGCTTTGGCTCACCAGTTTTCTTGTCAATAACAGGCTTACCCTTGTCGTCAATAATTGAATCAATTGACATAAGTTGGTTGGTCACGCCATTATACTGCTTGACATTTTCACTGATAAGCTGATAAAAGTCGCTGTCTGATGACACAATAACATGATCATCATTTGGGTGTGTTTGAATCCAACGCGCAATAAAGTCGTCTGCTTCACAGCCTTGCGATTGCAATACTGTAACGTTAGTCTTTTCATGTAGGAATTCACGGAAGGCATCAAATGCGTCAAAAAATGCACGATCCTCCTCGACTTCAGCAGGGCTCATCTGTGCGCTCTTTTCACGACGGTGCGCTTTATACGGAGCGTAGAAGTCTTTACGCCAACTGTGACCCTCAAATGCCACGACTACATGTGTGCCATTTAGGTCACGCCAGCATTTATTGATACTTGAGAAAATGATATGCATAGCCATACCAACCTTTGTCTCGGTATCGCCACGTACTACGTGCCGAGCGCGGAAGAACATATTTGCCGCGTCTACTAGAATGTATGTCATTAATCGTCCTTATTTATATTTAGAATAGCATATTGTGAGATGATTGTCAAATGACAATTTGTTAAAGATCTTTATATAATCTCAACATTGTCTGCCGTTCCATTATTTCGTCACGTATTTGTCGGCAAAGATCATAATCCTTGTCCTCGAATGCATCCTCATCATCCCAGTGCAAGTTAACTAACTCATTCTCAAGATCTCGCATTATGTCGCGATTAACAGGTGATGGCATATTGATTATCCATATATTAATTTAAACATAACCAGCAATTCGTTGCTTCTGTGAGAGCAGCGATCAATGCGTCAGATAGATCGAATTCCAATATCATTTAACATTCCTGTCGCTATTTCATATTCTCTATCACTATATACGCTTGGCTCTAATATGTCAAGAGCTTCTAAAATATCGAATGTATCTGTTCGCGCAGTAAATGCGTCAACCATAGGAGTAACTTCCCAGTTGCCATATGACTGTGTAAAGGTGTGTGTTATTCGTCGCAATCGTCGGTCCATCCCGTACTTATGTTGAACATTTATCCGTACATTAGTTTAAACATAGTCAACTTTTCATCACATTCATGTGAGCTATATTTTATTCTGTGTATGGCTATTCCGTACACGGCTTTATGGAAAACTCCCTCAGAGATAATTCCATATTCACTATAAAGCCAATCAATCGCTTCTTGACGATCATCGTCAAAGAGATTACATGCCTTGTCTCGTTCAGCGCAAAACCGCTTGAGTGCATTTTCTATTGCGTCTGCAACATTCGGATCCTGTAGTACAGGTGCTTTACGAAAGAGATTAGTAATCCATTTCATATGTTACTCAGGAATTTCTTTAGTAACTCCGCGACACAGATCTGTAAACCACATGTCGACGACATCTTCGTCTTTGCGTCCACTGTATCCAGCATCAATCAAACTTTTAACAAAGGGTTGATTCCAGTCAAGTTCCATATATCCTGAGCTAGGCTTTTGCGGGTCCGCAAAGTGTACATCGACGACCTTTACCCAAGGCTCCCCGTCAATATTTGCAATTGTCTTTTCGCGCAATGTTTCGTCTGCTATCTTATTTGCACGCCATTTCTTATACCATTTAAACATTATTTCTCCTAATTCTGGCCAACCGTCTAGTACCATTTACCAGCCAATCTTTTCCCAGGGAACGTTTTTGTCACCAAAGTGACCATAAACGCAATTTTTACTGTATTCAGTAAAGTTGAACAAATCAAAGCGATCAATAATGCCCTTAGGCGTTAGGTCGATATTCTCACGAATAAACTTTTCAATTGTTCTGTTGTGACCGTTGCTGTCTACATATATACTTACCGGTTCTTTGACACCAATTGCATACGCTAGCTGTACTTGACACCAATCTGCCATATCGTCAGCTACAACATTCTTAGCTAACCAACGTGCTGCATATGCGCCACTGCGGTCAACCTTTGTTGGGTCTTTGCCAGAGAAGGCGCCGCCGCCGTGTGGCGCCCACCCACCGTAAGTGTCTACAATGATTTTCCTGCCTGTAAGGCCAGCGTCGCCGTCTGGACCTCCAATCACGAAGTTGCCTGTTGGGTTGATGTGCCATACGGTGTCCTTGTCAATTAAATGTCCGAAAGTTTCGTCAGCGGCGCTCCTGACGGCTTGATGGACACTGTGGTTGAATCCTTCAATGTGCTGGTGGCTGCACACCACTGAAGAGATCCGCTTTGGGGCATCGTTTTCGTATTCGACGGAGATCTGGCTTTTAGCATCCGGAAGTAGGAAGTCATAGCCTTCTTCTCGCATGTAATCGAGCTGTCTGAGCAGCATGTGGGCATAGTAGATGGGTGCGGGCATATAGTCAGTTTTTCCAGAGCCTGCGTAACCAAACATGATTCCTTGGTCCCCCGCCCCGAAGTCGTCTGTCCCCAATCCAATGTCTGCACTTTGCGAGTGTATCTCGTTGTATACATTGAGTGTAGCCCACTCGAAACCCCCGCCTGCAGGATATCCAATTGACCGGACGGTAGACCGAACGATGTGTTCAACGTCTTCTTTTGAGAGATTGAAGTTTTTGACTTCTCCTGCAAGTGTGACCATATTCGTCGTAACAAGTGTTTCGATTGCCACCCTGGTAGTGGCATCGCCACGTCGTAATGCTTCGTCGAGTAATGAATCCGAAATTTGGTCTGCAACTTTATCTGGGTGCCCACGGCTTACGCTCTCCGATGTAAATATGTAGTTTCTAGTCATCTGTTTCCTTTAATTGGATAGGCCATCGCTTTTCTTCATAAGCTTCAATTTGTCTAGCCAATTCTTCTACTTCCTGCGCGTTATATGTTTTGTCTTCAAACAGCCATTTTTCGAGTTGCGCTAGTGCAGTTTCGTGTTGTGTATCATTTTGTATCATTATAGGGGGTTTCTGTCTCAATGTCAAGGATAAGTGTAAATTCTTCATCGTCTAACCCAGACAATGTTTTAACGTGCTGTGCTATTTCTAACTTCCACCAGGTACCAAGTGTGTATTTTGGCGGCGTCACAAGTTTTGTAAATACTATCATTCTAGTCCCTGGTTAATGTAGTCAATTAACATTTTTTCAATCTCTGTTTCAGCGTCTAGTCCATATACTGGCTCTAAGAGCTCCTGAATTTCTATCGTCCACTCGGCACTAAGTCGTCCTGGATATTTTCGTTTGACCAGGTCTGTAAATACTATCATAATTTATCTTTGGGCTCCAACTGTATCTCAGACATTTCATCCAATACACGCAATAGCCGTTCTAGTTTATCTTTACCCAAGTCCCGGTTAACCCACTTGATTTTTCTTTTAGCAACTATGTTTGTAAATACTATCATAACATATCCTTAGGAACACCGAAAGTTTTAGCTAGCGAGTCTATCATTTCCTTACGTAATTCGACTTGGATCTCTTGAGTTAGAATATTGAATAGTTCCGTCTCAACATCAAGTGGTTTAGGAATCAGGTGTGTAAATTTGACCATTTGCCCTAATCTCTACCATAGAATTAAGCGCGATGTCTGAATAATGCTCTCGTAGTATTTTCTTTAACTCTTCAAAAGCACTTATTTTATTTAAACTTTTAAATAATATCATTACATATCCTCTGCATACATTCTTCCTTGCTAAGATAATTATCCCGCACAAACTGCAACAAATCGTCCGACGTCGGCCAAGGATATCTGCGCTCAAGTGATGTAAAAACAATCATGTCTCGAACGGCCATCCAATTGCCCTGGCTTTTACAGGTTCGCGATACGCGATGCGCCATATCCTATCAAGCGCGACGTCTTCTGGTTCAGACTCCAAAGAAGTAAAAACAATCATGCCAAGCTCGCGTATAGGTGGATCTGTAGATTAAGGATATAACCATGTACAACACAAAACTTTGCAGCATACTCATGATTAACTTGGTTAGCTTTCATGTCAAGCAACTCAGGTTCCCAAAAGCTTACAACTTCGTCAATTGTGCTACGCTCTGCAAGTGTTGTGCTGTTTGAATTCAAACGTAGCTTTTTGCTCTCAAGCGGCACCGAGTTATAAACATTCATCGGACTAATGTAAATATCTTTACCTGTTGACCTCGCCCATTCATGTGCCCAGTCTGGAATATCTGAGTATGGGCTGTCTTGGTCTGCTTCCATAACAAACTTCAAACAGTCTGCACGTTCAAGGATCTCAGGGCGCGGCTTCAAGTAACGCACTGCTACCTTTTGCTTTTCTAAACACTTTGGTGAGCAAACAAGTGTAGTGCTTTCAGGAATGGCTGTGTTTTGTGTGCCATTGCTTTCAATCTGTGTCTTTGTAAAGATCTTTTCCATGCGCTCAAGGAATGGGTTGATGTTGTCTTGCAGCATTGGTTCGCCGCCAGTCATTACCAACACCATTTTCTTCTTGGTAAGTGTAGAATTAATCTCCGACCCACCCCAAGTGATTTCTTTAATGGCTTTATGATGTGTCCACCTGGGTCGCTCCATACCTTGATCAGCATAAAACTGCTCAATAGTTTCTTCAATGCGCTCTTCAATTTGGTCGAATGTTAG